CAGCGCCGAGGATTGGTTCGCGCTCATGGGATCGGACAAGGCCGCGCTGATTCACGCCGACCCGCCATACGGCATGGGCAAGGAATCGGACGGCGTGGAGGGCGACAATGTTTACCGGGAGAACCTTGACGCCTTCCAGATGAAATGGTGGAAGGTCTTGCGGCCGTTCGTCCACGACAACGCGAGTGCCTACATATGGGGCAACGCGCCGGACCTCTGGCGCCTCTGGTATCAAGGTGGCCTCGCCGCCTCCGAAGTCATGGCGCTGCGGAACGAAATCGTATGGGACAAGAAAGCGGTCCCCGGCATGAAGTCGCCCGGCCTGACGCAGTACCCGGAAGCCTCGGAGCGGTGTCTGTTCATTCAGATCGGCAACCAGTTCCTGGGCAACATCAACAGCGACGATTTCCCCGAGACATGGGAACCGACCCGCCGATATTTCCAGGCTCAAGCGGACGCCGCGGGGATCGGCCCGGCCGACATAAAGACGGTCTGCGGGTGCGCGATGTTCTCGCATTGGTTCACCCGCTCGCAATACACGCTGATGCCAGAGAAGCATTACCAGGCGATGGCGAAGGCGTACCCGGGCCACTTCGAGCGGCCGTGGCGCGACCTCAAGCGCGAGTGGGACACCGTGAAGGGCGGGCCGCTTTCCGAGATTCAGGGCGCCCGCGCCTACTTCGACAACGCGCATGACATCATGCGCGATGTGTGGGAGTTCGAGCGCGTGACCGGCGACGAACGCCACGGCCACGCCACGCCCAAGCCGGTGGAAATGATGAAGCGGTGCATGCTTTCCAGCCTGCCGAAAGGCGGGATTGTTGTCGAGCCGTTCGCCGGCAGCGGGTCCACCCTCATTGCCGCGGCAGCGTCCGGCCGGGTCTGCCGCACGATGGAAATCTCGCCGCGCTTTTGCGATGTTGTCCGGCGGCGCTGGACGAAGTTCGCCAAGGAAAACAATATGACGGTCGGAACCGGCGGCTTAGAGTAGGGCCATGGCCGAGCCGCTACGCATCAGGAAGCGAGCCGACATTACGCCAGACCTCCGGCGCAGGGTGCGCGAGTGTGGCATGTCCGGCCTGAACTTCCGGCAGGCGGCCGTGCTGACCGGCGTTGATGAGGCCAGCCTGCGGCGATGGCTCGCCGCGGATTTCAACGAAGCGAAAGCGCAGTCGATCAAGAATGTTGCCGCGATGGTTTACAACCAGGCGGTCGGGGAGCGCGACCCGGCAACGAAGGAATGGGTTGTCCGGCCGCATTTCGGCTCGCAATGTTTCTACCTCAAGTGCCAGGGTGGATGGAAGGAAACAACCGGAATCGTCTTCGAGGATGGAAAGCTGAACGATGACAACGCCGACCGCCTGCGCGCCATGATTGAGGCCAGGTTTAAGCGGCTTGCCGACATGCGGAAGAAGCGGGCCACGAAAGGCACTCCGGGACAGGCAGCGGAACCGCAGGCGCCGGCGGCGCCACCGGAGGCCGGCAATGGGCCAGCCGTCCCTGGCTGAACTCATAGCAGACGCCACGCCATCGGAACGGCGCTGGATCCTGAACGGCGTCCCGGCGAACCTCCTTGTGTGGACCTGGAGCATATGGGCGCGGCCTGAACAGATGGCGCCGCCTGGCGACTGGAACCTCTGGATGGTCAAGGCGGGCCGCGGCTGGGGCAAGACACGCACCGGCGCGGAATGGGTGCGCGATCGGGCGCGCAATCCGCAAGAGCGCATCGCGCTTGTCGGACGAACCGCCGGCGATGTGCGCGATGTGATGGTCGAAGGCGAAAGCGGCCTGCTTCGGATCTTCCCCGATGATGAACGGCCGCTCTATGAGCCGTCGAAGCGCCGGGTAACATTCAAGAGCGGGGCGGTTGCTTCGTGCTTCTCGGCCGATGAACCGGACCTCCTGCGCGGCCCGCAACATTCGTGCTTCATTGGGCAGACGACCATATTGACTAATCGTGGGCAGACGATATTGCGTGATGTAGTGGTCGGAGACATGGCGCAGACGCGCCAAGGTTTGCGGCCGGTCATCGACGCAAGGAACAGAACATGCAGAGTCGGAACAGTTCGGCTGTCGAACGGCGTGGAGCTAACAGGAACAAACGACCATCCGGTGATGACATCAAAGGGATGGAAACAACTGGGGGAATTGACCGTCAGGGATCTGGTGTGCGTTGGAAAACAAACGAGGCTGGATATATCGTCGGATATTACCGATGCCGTAAACTATACCAACACCGAGAAGTCTGGAAGGAAGCCAACGGGGATATTCCAAAGGGATCGCACATCCGCCACATTGACGGGGACAAAGCAAACAACACATTGCTCAATCTGCGGCTCTTATCAAGAGCGGACCACATTGCATTGCATCCACCAAAGCAACACAAAACGACATGCAGAACATGCGGCGAGTCCGTGCGCTATAGGGGAAACTTCAAAGGTGTCTGCAAGTCGTGCCAATACAAAATCGCTGAACAAAAGCGAAAGGTCAAGCGGGTCTGCAATGTGTGCGGAGCATGGTTCGTCAGCAGGCGTGGATATTTCTGTAGCCAGCGTTGTGTCAACCTGGGAGGACGCTGGAAATCAAACGGTCTACAACCTGACGGTAGACGGATGCCATGAATATTTCGCCAACGGCGTGCTGGTCCACAACTGCTTTTGGGCCGATGAACTCGCCGCCTGGCGGTTCGACCGCGACGCATGGGACAACCTGATGTTCGGCTTTCGCCTCGGCTCGAAGCCTCGCGGCATCATCACGACAACGCCGCGGCCGACAAAGCTGGTGCGCGAAATCTTCGGCCGCAGCGATTGCGTTGTATCCGGCGGCAGCACCTACGACAACGCCGGCAATGTGGCGGATTCATTCCTGAATGTCATCCTGTCACGGTACGAGGGCACGCGCATAGGCCGGCAGGAAATCAACGCCGAAATTCTGGACGAAAACCCCGGCGCTCTATGGTCGCCAAAGGTTATCGAACGGAACCGCGTCCGCGTCGCCCCGTCCCTGCGGCGCGTTGTCGTGGCGATCGACCCGGCCGTGACCAGCAACCCCGACAGCGATGAAACCGGGATCGTGTGCGCTGGTCTTGGAGAAGACGGCCACGGCTACATCCTCGCAGACCTGTCGGGCGTGATGGCGGCGCTTGAATGGGCGAAGGCGTCTGTCGGCTGGTACAAAGACAACGGCGCCGATCGGATTATTGCCGAGGTCAACAACGGCGGCGACTTAGTGGAACTGACGATCAGAACCGTTGACCCACATGTGGCATACTCAGCGGTTCATGCCAGCCGCGGGAAGATCATCAGGGCCGAGCCGATCGCCGCGCTCTATGAACAGGGCCGGGTTCACCATGTCGGGACATTCGCGGCGCTTGAGGATCAATGCACAAGCTTTGACCCGGCCACGGCGAAACGGTCGCCGGATCGCATGGACGCTATGGTGTGGGCATTAACCGAGCTAATGCTTGGCAGCCAGGGCGAGCCGCGCCTTCGGACGCTCTGACTTCCCCGCCGCGCTTCCTGCGGTAGCTTCCACCAACCGGAGAACAACAATGCGCTTCAACTTCCTAGGCGTCGAGATTGGTTTCCGCGAGAAGCGCCCAGGGGATGAAGGCAAGGCGTCGGCAACCGCGCCGATGGTTTATGTCATGTACTCGGGCCAGACCCGAGGCGTTGCCTATAAGCGCAACCCGACGCAGTACTCCGACGATGCGTACCGGCGAAATGTGATCGCGTTCAAGGCGATTAACGAGGTTGCCAGGGGCGCGGCGAAGATCCCGCTTCGCGTGATGATTGGCGACAAGGAGGCCGATCCATCGCACCCGCTGTGCGTCCTGCTGGCGAGGCCGAACCCATGGCAGGCGAAGGCATCATTTTTCGAGGCCGTATACGCCTATTGGCTCCTGACCGGCAACACCTACATCGAAGGCGTGGGGCCGGACGGCAAGCCGCCGATGGAGATTTGGGCGCTGCGCCCCGATCGCACCCGCGTGATCCCCGGCCCCGCTGGGCCGAGCGCGTATATTTACGAGGTCAACGGCCAGACAAAGACCTTCGATGTTGACCCGATCCGTGGGACCTCGCCCATTCTCCATGTCAAGTTCTTTAACCCGCTGGACGATTGGTACGGCATGTCGCCGGTTGAGGCCGCGGCCTACAGCGTGGACGCGCACAACATGGCCGGCGAGTGGAATCAGGCGCTCTTGCAGAACGGCGCACGCCCGTCCGGCGCCCTCACCTACAAGGGGACCGGAACCGGCCCGGCCATCCTGTCGGATAAACAGTTCGACGCGCTCAAAGAACAGATCAACAGCGCATATTCTGGCAGCCGAAACGCCGGCCGCCCGCTCCTGCTGGATGGCGGCCTTGAGTGGACGCAAATGAGCTTGACGCCGGCGGAAATGGATTGGATGAACGGCAAGCATCTATCGTCCCGCGAGATTGCACTGGCGTTCGGCGTGCCTCCGCAATGCCTCGGCATCCCCGGCGACAACACTTATTCAAACTACCAGGAAGCCCGCCAGGCGCTCTACCAGGAAACCGTCATCCCGTTGCTTGAATCTCTTTGCGATGGGCTGAACGCCTGGTTGTCGCCGCTGTTTGGCGAGAATGTGAAGATCGTTCCATACCTTGAGGACTTGCCGGCGCTGTCGGCCGTGCGCGAAAAGCGATGGCTTGCCGTCACACAGGCAACATGGATGACGCTCAACGAAAAGCGCCAGGCGACCGGCATGGCCGTGATCGACAACGTTGGCGCGGACGAAGTGTTCATGCCTTCTACGCTTGTGCCGCTGTCTGGATCGAACGAACCGGACGATGGCGACGAGACGCTTCCCGAGGAAGTGGACGAGGGCGGCGACACGCAGGAGATCGAGCCGGTCGAATTGGCCAAGCCCGGCGAGCCTGCTATCGACCCCGCCGCCGTCGATCAGGTGCAGGGGACCGCGCTCAACGGCGCGCAGATCACGGCGCTGGTTGCGATCGCGCAATCCGTCGCCACCGGCGATCTGTCGGTGGAGGCAGCCGAAGCTCTTATCCGTATCAGCTTCCCGGCGGTGGCAGACGGTGCGATCGCCGCGCTCACCCAGGCGCTCACCGCCATGGGCGTCAAGCCCAAGCCCAAGCCGCCAGTCGCTCCCGCGCCCGCCCCGGCGCCAGCGCCAGCCCCCGGCAAGCCGCCGGTCGGCGGCAAACCCATTCCTCCCAAGGGGTGATTCATGGACGAGCGCATCATCGCAGAGGTTCAGATCGTCAGGCGCGGCGCCGACGCGCATCTCCGCATGCGCCTCGACGGGCGATGGGATGGCGAGTTCCCGCTGACTGATGATGCGCTGGCCCGCGTCCAAGGGGAATTCTTCCGCATCATGCTCCGCGAGCGGCGCATCCCGGCGGTCGATGGCAATCACTTCTCGCCACGCGAAACCAAGCCACGCAAGTGATCTGCCCGGCCTGCCATTGGACTCACGATGATGGGCAGGGCCGCTGCCTGCGCTGCGGAACCGATATGGAGCCTGACCATGACCATGAGCCGCACGCAACGCCTCCGCTTGGCACGGGCGCGGCACAACCTGCAGAACGCGAGCGAGGCGAGGATGTCCCGAGCGGTGGCGTCGGAGCTGAATCGGGCGGTCAATGCGGCAGCGTCGGCGTACCCCGCTTGGCTGGGGACGATGGGCGAGCATCGCCGCCGGATCGTCAAGATCATGGAGGGCGAGTTGACGCGGGCGGCTCTCGCCGGCGCCAGGCACGCCGAGGCGCAGGTGCGAAAGGCGCACGCGCCCAGTCTTGAGCGGAAGCTGGACACCCAGGAACAGTTGGACAAGCGCATCATTTTATGGGCAAAGAAGCACGCGGCAAAAAAAATGGACATCGCCAAGACCTCGCAGGTTCGGATACGGAACGCCGTTGCCCGTGGCCTGGCCGACAACCAGGCCCCGCGTGAGATAGCGCAGGCCATCCGCCGCGATGTTGGAAAGATGACAACGGCCCGCGCTGAAACGATCGCACGCACCGAAACCGCCGCCGCGCTGGGCCACGGCGAGCAAGCCGAAATGGAAGCGACGGCGGCCGAACTCGGCGCCGACATCCGCAAGACCTGGACGGCAACGGAGGATGATCATACACGCGAATCCCACATGGACGCGGACGGGCAGACGGTTCCACTTGATGAATCATTCACGGTAGGCGGCGCCGACCTGATGTTTCCAGGCGATCCAGACGGGCCGCCGGAGGAAATTATAAATTGCCGCTGTGTCGTTGTTCACGAACTGCTTTGATGCTCGCGCTTCCATTCTGAGGCGAGGCGGATAGAAGGCGGTCATGCGTTCCTTGCTCGCGCCTTTTCTTGAGGTCAAGCTGGACGCCGGCCAGCCCGGTCGGTTCAAGGGCTACGGCTCCACCTTCGGGAATGTGGACCTCGGCAAAGACAAGGTGATCAAAGGCGCGTTCGAGCGCAGCCTTTCCGACCATCGCAAGAACGGCACCCTGCCGGCGATGTATTGGATGCACGACCGCGCCGAGCCGGTTGGCGACTGGTTGGATGTGACCGAGGACGCCAAGGGCCTGCGCGTCGAAGGCCAGCTTTGGACCGGCGACGCCGAAACCGAGTGCAGCCGCAAGGCCGGCAACCTCCTTCGCGGCACCAGCCCCAAGGGGCTTTCGATCGGCTACAACACCAAGAAGTACGAGTTCGACCAAAAGACCGGCATCCGTTCGCTGTTGGATGTTGACCTCCCGGAAGTGTCCGTTGTTGGCTACGGGATGAACCCGAAGGCCCTGGTGACGCACATCAAGGGGTTGGTCGAAGACGGCGAGCTTCCCACGATCCGCGACCTGGAGGAAGTGCTGCGAGATGCGGGACTTTCCGCCAACCAGGCCAAGGCGATCTTGTCCACCGGCTACAAGGCCCTCATGCGCGACGCTGAGATTCCGAGTGCCGCAGATGAGATTCGGGCGCTTCTCCGCATGCGCGCCGCGCTGCGCGGCGAAGAACCCGGCGACTGATCCAACCCAACCCATCCGAACGAAAGCATCCTCCCATGTCTGAAATCAAAGAACTCGCCGACGGCCTCAAGGCCGATTGGGATCTTTTCAAGAAGACCCATACCGAAGCACTCAAGGCGAAGGCTGACGGCAAGTCCGTGGCCGACATCGAAACCAAGCTGGCCGAAATCAACAAGGCCATCGATGCCAAGACCGCCCAACTCGACAAGATCGAAACCGCCATCAAGCGGTCGGCTGTCGGCGGCAGCGAACACAACAAGGAGCCGGGCGAGAAGGTGCTTCGTAAGGCGTTCCGCGCCTGGATGAGCAAGGGCGCCAACGGCGACACCCGCGCCTCCCTCTCCGATGCGATCATGGGCGTTCTCGACAACGACAGCGCCCTGAAAGACGCCTACATCGAAGCGCACCCCGAGTGCAAGGCGCTGGCCGTCAGCGATGACACGCAGGGCGGATTCATGGTCCACGCCGACCTGTCCGGCCGCATCATCAAGCGCATTTTCGAGACTTCGCCCATCCGCCAGTACGCCAATGTGCAGACTATCAGCACCGACGCGCTCGAAGGCCCGATGGACGCTGACCAGGCCGCCGCCGCATGGGTTGCCGAACAGGGCGCCCGGTCGAACACCGCCAATCCGAAGATCGGCATGTGGCGCATCCCGACCCACGAACTGTACGCCCAGCCCGCCGCGACGCAGAAGCTCCTTGATGACGCCGCCTGGGACCCCGAGGCGTGGCTTGCCGCGAAGCTCGCGGACAAGTTCGCCCGTACCGAAAACAACGCCTTCGTTGTCGGTGACGGCAACGGCAAGCCCAAGGGGTTCTTGACCGAGGCCACCCGCTCCGACGCCAACGGCGGCAGCGGCAGCTACGACAGCTACATCGCTGACCAGAAAATCGGGTACATCCCGACCGGCGTGGCCGATGGCTTCCCGCTCGCGCCTGCCGCCGCCGGCGACGGTGCCGTGATGAACCCGCTGATGGATGCCGTGTACGCGCTCAAGACGCAGTACCGCGACACCCCCGGGGTGGCGTGGGCCATGCACCGCACCACGGTTGGCGCCTGCCGCAAGCTGCGCGACAACTTCGGGCGGTATATCTGGGAGCCGTCCACCCAGCTTGGTCAGCCCTCGACCCTGTTGAACTTCCCGGTGGCCGAGTTCAACGACATGCCGGTGATCGGCAGCGGCTCGACCAACAAGTACGCCATCGCCATCGCCAACTGGAAGGAGTTTTACCAGATCGTGGATCGCATCGGCATCCGCGTCCTGCGCGACCCCTACACCAGCAAGCCCTTCGTGCTGTTCTACACCACGAAGCGCGTGGGCGGCAAGGTGCTGAACTGGGAAGCGGCCAAGCTGGTCAAGTTCGCCACGACCTGAGTTGTCCGGAGATTCCGGATAGCTGCCGCACCCTCGGGCCGATTGGCTCGGGGGTTCGGCGTTGAAACCAGGCGTCCGCAAGAGCGCCACCATCCCAACGAAAGGGAATCTTCCAATGCCCAACCGCGAAGAAATCCATGTCTGCGTCGAGAAGATGCTGACCCCCACCGCGACCTCGACCGGGACCGTCACCAGCGCCTCGCTGGACTGCCTCGACTTCGACAGCGCGCACTTCAACCTCCACTTCGGCGCGACCGCCCCGGCCCCCACCAGCGTGACGATTGAGGAATCGGACGATGATTCCACCTTCGCCGCCGCGCCCGCCACCAGCGTGGTTGATGATGCCGGCGCCCACGCCGTCAGCACGACCCGCCGCCTGGCCTATGTCGGCAGCAAGCGGTACGCCCGCGTCGTGGTGGTCCAGTCGGCCAGCACGATCCTGACCATCACCGGCCACAAGGGCTACGCCTCGCAGAAGCCGACCGTCAACCCGGCCTGATCGTCTCCGATTGCCCTGCCCCTGCGCGTGTGGTTAGCCGCACAGGGGATGGGCAACCTCGGAGAGATCCATGGACGATATATCTCAACTTGCCGGGCTTCCTTCGCCCGTTGATCTGCTGCCGACCGATGTGGTCGTAGTGTTCCGCAATGGCGTTCCCTACCGCGTCTCGATGCAGGCCGTGAAGACGGAGGCGGAAGGAGGCGCGTTGCTGGCTGCCAACAACCTGTCCGATGTCGCCACCCCGGCCACCGCTCTCGCCAACCTCGGCGCCGAAGCCGCTGGCGCCGCCGCCGCCGCCCAGGCCGCAGCGATCGCTGCCAGTGATCCGGTCGGCGCTGGCGCCGCTGCGGTCGCTGGACTCAACGCCACCGCCGCCGGGCTGGCGCTCCTGCAGGCTGCCGATCTGGCAGCGCAGAAGACCATCCTCGGCATCGCGTAAAGGATTAAGCCATGGGCGGAATTCCCCAACACTTCACGACCGCAGCCGGATCGTCCCCGGCCTTCGATGCCGCCGCCGTCACGCCGTCCGATACGGTGGACCTTCCCGACGCAGCGCGGGCGCTCTACATCGGCGCCGATGGCGATGTGACCGTGGACACCCTGCTCTCGGGCGACACCGTGACCTTCGCCGCGTGCAAGGCCGGGACCATCCTGCCGGTCGCCTGCCGCCGCGTCCGCAACACCGACACCACGGCCAGCCTTATCGTCGCCCTGTTCTGAGTTATGCCCATTAGCATCGGCATTGGGGTCGGGGTGACGCAGGGCGGAAAGCCCAGCGGCCCCATCGCGCCCGTCTACACCTACCTTCGCCCAGCGAGCGCGGACAAGTACCTGCGCCCTGACGGCGTTCGCATCTACAAGAGGCCCTAGCCATGGCTGACCTGACCGTTTCCGCCGCAATTGATACCTTCATGGCATCGGCCAACCAGTCGGCGGCGCGTACCGCCCTTGGGCTGGGAACGGCCGCCGTGCAGGCCGCCGAGGACTTCGACGCCGCCGGCTCGGCTGCCGCAGCGCAGGCCGCAGCTGAGGGCAACTCGCTGGCGAAAGCCAACAATCTCCTAGACCTGACCGACGCCGACGCCGCCCGCGCCGCGCTGGGTCTAGGAACGGCCGCAACCGCCCAAGACACAGACTTCGATGCCGCAGGGTCCTCAGCTGGCGCGCAGGCCGCCGCCGCCTCTGACGCGACCGCGAAGGCCAACGCCGCGCAGGCTGCAGCCGAGGCGACCGCATCGGCCGACGCTACCGCGAAGGCCAACGCAGCCATCGCCACGGCCGCCGGCGACGCGACCGCGAAGGCCAACGCCGCGCAGGCTGGAGCCGAGGCAGCCAGCGACCCGGCCGGCTCGGCTGCCGCAGCGCAGGCCGCAGCCATCGCCGCGTCAGATCCGGTCGGCGCTGCAGCTGCGGCACAGGTCGCGGCCATCGCCGCCAGCGCCCAGCGGGCCAGCAACCTCTCCGACCTGGCGAGCGCGGCGACCGCCCGCGTCAACCTCGGGGTCGATAATGTGCAGGCCGTCAGCGATGCGGACGCCGCGATCGTCGCGACCAGCGCGACCGTGCTTGTCCTCGCCATCACGGCAACCCGCACGCTGACGCTCCCGGCCGCCAATACCGTTCCGGCCGGTCGCCGCGTCTGTGTCGTGGACGCCAGCGGCGCTGCCTCGCAGACCGTCCAGATCAAGGTCGTTGGCGACGGAAGCGACACCCTCAACGGCGGGACGGCCGTGGAGGAAAAGATCGCCACGGCCTTCGGGTCCATGCTCCTGACCAGCGACGGAGCGAGCAAGTGGATTGCCGCCGGCAACCGCGCCGATGTTCAGGTCTTCACCAGTAGCGGAACCTGGACAAAGCCAGCGGCCGGCGCCATGACCACGGTAACAGCCATTGGCCCCGGCGCCGGCGGCGGCTCGGGCCGGCGCGGTGCCACGGTGACCGTTCGCGGCGGCGGTGTCGGCGGGTCCGGCGGCGGCCGTGCTGCGCGGGTGATCCAGACGCAATCCCTTGGCGCAACCGAAACCGTCACGATCGGCGCCGCTGGAACAGGCGGGCCGGCGCAGACCAGCGATGACAACAACGGCAGCGCCGGGTCGCAGGCCGGTGTCTCGACCTTCGGGAGCCATGTGCGCGTCGGTCCTGGCGCGGCAGGCGGCGGCGGAACGACCAGCGCCGGTTCCAGCCCCCTCGGCGTGCAGGGCGGCGGATACGGCGGCATCAGCAGCACGTTTACCGCAGGCCAGGTCGGCGGATTGTCCGCTGATGCTGGCGCCGGCGGCGGCGGCGGTGCGCCGATCACGGCCGTCGATACGACCAAGCCCGGTGGCTCCGGCGGCGCGGCCCTCGGGACCGATGGCGCCAACGCCGCGCAGAACACCGATGGCGCGGATTGCGTCGAGAACGAACCACTCGGCTCCGGCGGCGGCGGCGGCGGTTCCTCGACCGCTGGCGCCGGCAACCCCGGCAAGCGCGGCGGGCGCTACGGCGGCGGCGGCGGCGGCGGCGCCGGCTCGACCAACGGTTTCAATTCCGGCGCCGGCGGCGACGGCGGGCTTGGCATCATCGTCGCGGTAACGATCTAGGGGACACCATGAAGCGCATTGCCATCATCAAGAACGGCACGGTCGAAAATGTCGCCATGTGGGACGGCAAGAGCGCATGGAAGCCGGCCGGCACGCTGGTTGATGTGACCGACAAGCCGCATGTTGCGATCGGCTGGACCTATGACGGAAGCGACTTCGCCGCCCCGGTAGAATCCGCCGAGTAGGTCATGGAGAGTTCCGGCAGGGACTTCAAGGTTCAAGTCCTGATAGCCGGGACTTGGTACGATGTGCCAGGCGAGCGATCGTCCGGCGCCACCATCAACAACGAGCAGGTGGACACGACCGAGAAGGGCGTGGTCCCATGGCGCGAGCTGTCGGCGTTCGGCATCCGCTCGGGCGAGATCGTCTGCTCGGGCGTGGTGCGCGACAATCCCGATCCGGTGTCCGTGTTCGGCTTCCTGATGCTCGCGGCGATGAATGGCGGGCTGGTCGAGGTCCGCGTGATCACCGAGCCGCGGGATGTGATCGCCCAGGGATTCTATCTGCTGACCACGCTGGAGCGCAACGGCGAATACAACGGCGCCGAGATGTTCTCGCTGTCGTTCTCGTCTGCGACCGCCGCCGCGTCTGGCCCGCTCCCCTTCGTCCTGCGGATCAACACCGAGCAGGTGACGCCTGGGGCCGCGACCTTCATCCTGCCTCTCAGCCCGTCCGCGTCCTTCGTGTACAACTTCATGGTGGATTGGGGCGATGGTACGGTCGAAGGCATCACCAACGCCAGCGCGGGCTTCCCGAGCATCCTCCACATCTATCCGGTGGCGGGCGTCTATGATGTGACGATCACCCCGACCGGCCCATCAGGCTCGGGCTTCCCGACCTTGGTCTTCAACGATGGCGGCGACAAGCTCAAGGTGCTGGAGATCAAGGCGTGGGGCGGCGTGGTGTGGGAATCGTTCTACTACGCCTTCGCCGGTTGCGCCAACATGCAGATCACCGCGATCGATTCTGCCAACGCGCAGACCGGCGGCGTGCGGTCGTGGTGGTCGATGTTCTACCGTTGCTATGGCCTGACCTCTGTGCCGCATCTCGACATGAGCGGCGGCGTCGAGTTCAACAGCCTATTCAACGCCTGCAGCAGCCTGACCTCGATCCCTTCGACGCTCAACTGGTCGAATGGAACCAACTTCAATTTCGTCTGCAACGGCTGCACGGTCTTGCAGTCGATGCCCGTTCTCGATGTGAGCAAGGGGACGAGCTTCCAGGGCGCGTGGCAGGGCTGCGCCGCGCTGACATCGTTCCCGCTTCTCAATTTCGCAGAGGGCGCCAATTTCCATTCCGCTTGGCGCGACTGCGTCGGCCTGACTTCGTTCCCGGCGATGGCGTTCCCCAAGGCAACGACCTTCATCGTCACATGGTCGGGATGCACCGGTCTGGTATCGTTCGGCCTGATCACCTTCGGGCCGACGCTGGTGGCGATGGATCAGAGCTGGCTCAACTGCTCTGGCCTGACTTCGTTCCCGGCGCTCGATACCAAGGATGTGACCAATTTCAATTCGGCCTGGAGGAATTGCGTCGACCTCAACGGCTACGCCTTCCCGCTGCTCAACATGCGGAAGATGAGCGTCGGGACCAACGCTTTCAACGGGACCAAGATCGCCACGGCGGCATGGTCGGCCTTGCTGATCGACCTCGCCGCTGGCGCCGTAAACAACAGCGTGAGCTTCCACGGCGGGACCGCCAATTACGACATAGCCACGGCCGGCGCGGCGCGGACCTATCTGACAACTTCGATTGGCGGCGGCGGCAAGGGCTGGACGATCGTTGACGGAGGCGGGGTATGAGCCGAACCATCATCGCTCCGACCGATCTCTGGTGGCACGCGCACAGCGATGGCGGCGCGCACCATTACGGCTTCGCTGATGCAGGCTCGGAGATCACGACCGGCCAGGATTCGCTCGACGCCTACAACACCGAGGCCGAGCTGCTGGCGGCGCTCAAGGCACACGGCATCGAGCTGCCGATTCCATCGGACCCGGTTTGACATAGAAGGCTCCCATGACCGAGATCATCACCATCACCGAAGCAACGAGCGTCGAGCGTGCGCTGGGCGCTGGCACGGTCATCAACGCCGCGTCCGATGTTCCCGAGGAAGGCCCGTGGAACGCCATGCTGGCGGTTGAATGGTACGACATCGCCACGCCCGACCAGAAGTTCGGCGGCACAGGCGTCGAGATCGAAGGCGCGACCGCTGGCGCCGGAACCTATCGGATCACCGTCACGCCCGCCAATCTCCCGTTCTCGGGCAAACTGAGGATCGGCTGACATGATCAACAACATCAGCGTTCCGCTCGGCGGCTGGACAGTCCCGCGCCCCGTCTTCAAGCGCCTGCAGGAAGTGGCAGGCCCGGTCGGTGATGTTGTCACGCTCGCCACGCTCAAGGCTCACCTGCGGATCACCGACAGCAACGCCGACGAATACCTGACCGATGTGATCCTGCCGGGCGCGATCGACGCGGTGCAGCGATACACGAATCGTCGCCTCCTGCCGCAGTCGGTCATCATGTGGATGGACTTCCTCCCAGGCACGGGAAACGAATATACCCTCTACGGTGCAGGCACGGCGCAGATCCCCGTCCGCTACGCCAACATCGGAATGTTCCGCTGGTTCGAATTGATGGGGACGCCCGTGGCCTCGGTCGACTCGTTCCACTTCATCACCAACAACGGCGTGGAGGTCGTGTTCGACCCGAGCCAATACATCGTGGACAACGCCGACCGGGACATGCCAGCGCGCATCGTCCTCCAGCGCGGAACGGTGTGGCCGGTCGATCTGCAGGTGGCCCATTCACTCAGGATCGCCTACTCGCTGGGCTATCGCAACGGCTGGACGGCATGGCTGCCAGCGACCTCCTACGGGCTTGGCGCCCAGGTGAGCAACGGCGGGCTGTCCTACCAATGCACCACGGCAGGAACCTCGGCGGCATCGGGCGGGCCGAGCGGGACCGGCGCCACCATCACCGATGGCACGGCCGTCTGGAAGTTCGTCAGCGACAGCCTGTCCGTCCCGGCCTCGCTCAAGCATGCGGTCCTGCTGATTTCGGCCGCGCTGTGGTCGAACCGCGGCGACAACGCCGACCAGCAGCCCGACATCCTGGGCTTCCCAGCGGTGCGCGCTCTGCTCGATCCGTATCGCGTCCTTCGGGTGTCCATCCTGTGAAGATCAAGACCGCCGACATCACCGCCGGGGAGTTCCGCTTCCTCGTCACCGTCCAGCGCCCGGTCAACACACCGGACGGCTCGGGCGGCTTCGATGTCGTGTGGTCGAATGTGGCGACCTTCTACGCGCAGATCACCAACGAGCAGGGGACCGAGCAGTATGGCGACGGCTCGACCGGGCGCGTCCGCACCTTCCAGCGGTTCGCGTTCTCGACTTGGTGGCGCACCGACATCGTGCAGACCGATCGCCTCTCCTACGGCGGGACGCTGTTCAACATCCGCGCTCTCAACAACATTGAGCTGCGGAACAAGTTTCTGGTGATCATTGCCGAGAGCGGGGTGGAGCAATGATCGTCGGCCCCGTCCGTGGTGTGATGCAGCTCGCCGCCGCCATCTCTGCCAAGCAGAAGGCTATAAGCAATGGCGTTGCGAAGGCGATCACACGCGGCGCCCTGTTGGTTCAGTCGCGGGCGCGAAAGCGCATTATGAACGGCCCGAAGTCAGGCCGCGTCTACGGCAAGAACGCCGATGTGATGAACTACACCGTGAATCATATGATGGGCAACAAGACGCAGCAACGGAAGGCCGCGGCGAAGGTGCATGTTGCCTCGGCGCCAGGCGAGCCGCCGGCCAATGAAACCGGCAACCTGGCGCGAAAGATCAATGTGATCAACGCGACCGAGAGCAACGGCGTGTGGACTGCGAAGGTGACGGCGAACACCAAGTACGCCGCCGCGCTTGAGTTCGGCACGCGCCGCGCCGGGCGCTCGCGCCGGGTCGCCATTCAGGAGCGGCCGTTCCTGCGCCCGAGCCTGGCCGAGGCGGTGGACGAAATCGACAAGGACATCAAGCGCGCAGTCGCGGAAGGGTTATCCAAGTGACCAGCCCCAGCCACGCACAGATCCTCGCCCTTGCCTACGCGAAGGCCGTTGGCGACACCGCCCTCATGGCGATGCTCCCCGGCGGGCTGTTCAACCATGTTCCGCAGGATGAGGCATTGCCATGCTGCCGCGTTCGCTGGGAGGACGCCGGCGAGTTCGACACCAAAGACTCCGATGGCTTCGATGGCTCCATTGCCTTCGATGTGTGGACCGATCACCGAGGGGACAAGCAGGCGCTTGCGATCCAGGACCGACTAGACCAATTATTCCAGAACGCTAGCCTGTCGCTCACCAGCCCGGCAACCTCCGTCGTTCTTCAACACTATATGTTCCACGCCTTCACCGAGCCAGACGGATTGACCCACCACGCGGTCGTGAAGTTCCGGCTCATCGCATCCACCTGAACCCCCAAGGAGACATCACATGTCCAAGTACGGAGGCAAAGACCTTCTCATCAAGCGCAAGATCACGGCAACCGCCTGGGTCACGCTCACCGCCTACAGCGTCGGCCAGTATGTGACCGCCGGCCTGAATACCTACCGCTGCAAGACGGAAGGCACCAGCGGCGCGACCGGCCCGACCGGCACGACCTCGCCGCAGACCGATGGCACCGTTGTCTGGAACTTCGTCGGCGTCACCGCCACGACCAGCCATGTCACCATCGCCGGCATGCGCTCCACCGGCCTGACCATCAACAACGAACAGGTGGATGTCACCGACAAGGGCGATGTTCCCTGGCGTCAGTTGCTCGCAGTCGGCATCCGCTCCATGGAGATGACCGCCGCCGGCATCTTCTCGAACGCCGATGTGTTGGCCGACATCATGGCCGATGTGACCGGCGGCGCTATCGTCACCTTCAAGATCATCAGCGGGCGCGGCGATTTCTTCGACGGGGACTTCCTCGTTGGAAGCTGCGAGCGCAACGGCGAGTATAACGGCGCGGAACAGTACAGCCTGTCGCTTTCGAGCGCCGGCGCTGTGGTCTACACGCCAGCGCCCTGATCCGACAATCCCGCCCGTGAGGGCATCACCGCCATTTCCAACAAGGAGGAAATATGGCAAACAAGCACAAGGGCGAGGTAGACCTTACAATGGGCGGCGTGGAGTACACGCTGCGCCCCACCTTCGAGTCGTTGGTGGAGTTCGAGGACAAGGCCGGCGTGACCGCCTACGAGGTCATGGGCGAACTGGCCCACGGGAAGCCGGCCGGGTTCAAGGTGATCGCCGCCGCCGTCTGGTCTGGCATCCGTGCCGGATGGAAGGACAACGGCAAGCGCCCGCCAACCTTCATCGAAGTCGGAGAAGCGATCCGGCGCGATGGCCTGGCGACGGTTCTGCCGGCGTTCGGCCAGTACCTCACCAACGCGCTTTCCTCGGAGGCGGATCTTAAAGCCGCAGCGAACGCGGGTGACGCGGGAAAAGCGGCGACGGCAGGGTAGAGGAAGAAGAACCGTCAGGCTGGGATGCCTTCGTGGCGCTGTTGGTCGTGAAGCACGGCCAGCAACTTGACCAAGCCTGGCGGTTCACCCTGCGCGAGTTCTTTGCCGTGTGTGACTACAACAGCGAAAGGAACGGACGCCGCCGGGGGGCGTGGGATCACGACCGCCTGTCCGGCCTAGAGGCTCACCTGCAGAACATGGGGATAGCATGACCGATCTTCCTTCGCTAGTCGTTCCGATCATCGGGGACCTGTCGGGCCTGAATAAAGCGTTCACGCAGGTTACGGCGAACGCCAAGAAGTTCGCCGGCGAAATCGGAAAGAAGATGGAGCCGCTGCGGGTCGGCCTCAACAATGTGGGAAGCGCGGCGCTCCGTGTCGTTGCGCCGATCGCTGCCGCGGCAACGGCCTTCGCCGGCTTCGCCGCGATCGTGTCGGCGTTCGAGCGTAACGAGGCGCTTGGCAAGATGAGCGCGGCGCTAGGCATCGCCGTTGATGAATTGTCCAAGCTGCACTATGTCGCCAAGTTGAACATGGGATCAGCGGAAGGCATGAACGCCGCGCTGATGAAAATGGAAAAGTTTTTGGGCGATGCTGCGGCCGGCGGCGAGGAAGCCAACGCCAAGCTCCGCATGATGGGGCTGTCTCTCCGCGACCTCGCCGGCCTCAAGCCCGAGGAAGCGTTCGGCAAGCTGGCCGATGGCATGAACAGCGTTGAGAATCAGGGCCAGAAAATGGACCTGATGCTGTCGGTGTTCGGCAAGAACAGCAAGGAGATTGCCGGTACGGTCAGGCTCGGCGCGCAGGGGATCAAGGATATGGGGACCGAGGGCGAACGCCTCGGCCGCACCATGTCGGCAGTTGATTTCGGAAAGCTCGACACGGCGAAGGGCGCAATTGAAAAGATGGCCGGCGCGTTTGAATCGCTGTCCAATCGAATCAGCATCGCCCTTGCTCCAGTGTTCAACTGGATTGCCACGGCAATAGATGAATGGATCGGCAACACCGAGGATTTCGACGCCGTGTTCAAGGGTGTAGCCAAGGCCATCGTTGTTTCCATCGGCGTCATCCGCACCGTTTGGGCCGGGCTGGAACTTATGTGGGAAGGCGCGAAGGTTGTTGTTGGCGAGCTATCTGTCGCATTTATGAAGACGGCAGACAATATCATTTACGCGATCAAGTGGATTGGAGACAAGGCCGGCAAGACATGGGCATGGATCGGCGCATCGTTCAACGCAACGAAGGAGGGGCTTGTCTTCGCCTGGCGCTGGATCAGCGACCAAGTGATCGACATCCTTTCCGGAATAGGCATCGCGTTCGGTCGGCAGATGCAGGACATGGGCCTCGCCATGTCGCGCTCCGGTGTGAAAGGAATGATCGAAGCCGGGAGCAAGCTGGCCGACGCCGGCGGGTCGTTGATCGTCGGCGCCGTGCAGCTTCGCAGCGGGTCCGCTGAATTGCTCAAGAGCGCAAGGGATGACCTCGATGCATCGGTGTCCGCTCTTGAGGGCGCACGCGCCGACCTGACGAAGCCGACCGAGCTATCGACTGGAATGGAGAACCTTGTTGCCAACGCGCAGCGGTTCCGCGACGAAGCCGTGCAGGCGTTCGATGATGTGGCGTACAAGATCGCCAGCATGAAGGGCGGCAACCCGTTTGCCGACACGCTCGCCAGCGCCGCGGCCAGCATCATCGCTTTCAACCAGGCAGCAGCGAAGGCGACGGAGGAAGGGTTGAAAGAGCGCGAGGTAATAACGGCCGCCTTCCGCGCCGAGTCAGAGGGGACCGAGGCGGAATACTACGACCGGCGCGGGCAGATGCTTGCCGAGCATTTCGGCCGCGTTCTCAAGTCCACGCAGGACGCGCAGGACGAACTCGACTTCATGCAGGTTGATAACCAGGCCATGCAGTCGGCGCGGCAAGATGAATTCAACGCCCAGCGCGAACTTGACGAACGCAAGGCCGTGGACGCACAGGTGATGCTGTGGGAGTCCGGCGCCATGGGGAAGATGGCGGCGATCGGCGGCGTGCTGAATAACCTGGCCTCGCTGATGCAGTCGAAAAACAAGACGCTGTTCATGATCGGCAAGGTTGCGGCGATGGCGCAGAATGTGATCGACACAATCCGATCCGCTGCCAGCTCCTATGCCTTCGGCGCCGAGATCGGCGGTCCGGTTGTCGGCGGCGCGTTCGCCGCGACCGCTGTTCTGGCAGGCTTGGTCCGCGCCCAGCAGCTCATGGCAGCGCAGCCGACCGGCGGGACGATCGGCGGCGGGGTCGGCGGCGGTGGCGCGACCAGCTCGGGCGCCGATGTCGCCAAGCAGCAAGCCGCCAGCGCCGAGCAGCGGAATGTGAATGTCACCCTCTACGGCGACAGCTTCTCTGGCTCACAGGTGCGCGGACTGATCGGAGCGATCAACGAGCAGGTGGGCGACAACATGAGTCTGAAAGCGCAGGTGGGCAAGTGACCATGGTAGCCGCACAAGTCCTATGGGACTCGATCATGTACCGCTACCGGGCATCGCTCGCGTACAGCGGCACGCCGCCCGATGGCTTCGCTGCCGTCAATGCCGTGGACTGGCGCGACTTCTCGATCTTCACAACCTCGGCAGGAACGACCTACCTCAAGGTGCAATGCACGGCGCAGGAGATCATCGACACCGCCGTGGCCTGGGCGCCATCGGGCGGCGTCGGCGCCTCGACGCTCACCTTGGCGTGGTCGGCCGATGATGTGACCTATACCAACATCGGAACCATCTCCGTCGCCACGGACGGGACGATCACTTGGTACGACTTCGCCAGCGTGACCGTGCCTGCCAACGGCTGGGTCCGCTTCGCCTTCACGGCGGTCAGCTCTTGGCGCCTGCTGTCGGTCGGCAAGCGCCTCCTGTTCCCGATCGGGCAATGGTCGGGGCTGAACCCTCTCACGCTCTACCAGGGCATCGTGCGCGAGAATGTGGTGGCGGTGAATGGTTCGATCCTCGGCAGCAACATGCGCCGCACGCAGAAGCAGGCGACGATCTCGCTCCAGTACCTCGACCCGGCCTGGGTGCGCGCCACCTGGGACCCCTTCGCCAAGCACGCGGGCAAGCGCCCGTTCTGGTATCGCTGGGACCCGACCGGGCATCCGACCGAGATCGCCTTCGCCGCGGCGGCCGACATCAACGCGCCCACGAATGATCGCCCGCCTCCGAAGATGAAGGTGGACCTCCCCATCTTGGCGATCACGGATTGACCGATGGCCTACGCCGACCTCGCAGCGCAGCCGGGCAAGCAGTCCGTCACCATCGTGGAGCTACGGCTCGACCTGTGCCAGAATGTCTACGGCACGGCGCCATGCACCGCAGCCATCGGGATCACGGGCGCCGACCGTTGCTATAACTGCCGGGGCGGCTGCCAGGACTCGGCCAATTACAATCCGACAACCAAGGTCTATCGCTTTGCCACGCGGCGCGTGGACGGCATCCAGCAGCCGGGCGATGGGCCGACCTTCCCGACCCTGCTCGCCGTGCAGTCGGCGCCGACGATCCTCTCGCCGGGCAATGGCCTGGGCGTGCGCTCGTCGTTGAGCGTGACCATCCAAGATCACCCATGGACGGACTCGGGGATCGACCCCTACCTGTCGCTCCGGTCCTTCGATCCCGACGAGCGTGGATCGTTCCTGGCCCGCTTCTTCACGCGCAACAAGTACTACACGAACCGCACCGTCCAAGTCCTGACCGGCTACCTTGAAGACGATGGAACCTATGATGTCGCCAATTTCCAGCGCCGGACCTACATCATCACCAAAGTCAGCGGCCCCTCGACCAATGGCACGGTGACGATCGAGGGCAAGGACCCGCTCAAGTTGGCCGATGGTGAGAAGGCTCAATGGCCCCCGGCCAGCACGGCTACCCTCCGCACCGCGACCAATGAGCTAGTGACAACGATTGCCATTGACGACCCGGCATTGCAGATCACCGACTGGTGGACGGCGGGGCAACGGTACATCCGTGTGGAGGATGAGATCATGCTGGCGACCGCGATCAGCGGCAGCGCCACGATCACGCCCAGCCTCACCGTCACCCGCGCCACAATGCCGCTCTGGTACGACTTCTCGCTGAATGTCGCCACGCCGCACGCGGTCGGCGCGACCGTTCAAGCCTGCTGGAAGTTCGATGCCAAGGTTTACGACATCGCGTTCTTTCTGCTCAACAGTGTGGCCGGGATCGACGCCGCCTATCTGCCGCTGACCGAGTGGCAGGCCGAGATCGACAACGGCTTCCAGTATCTCACATTCCACGCGCTGCTCACCAGCCCGGTCGCGGTGAAAGATCTGCTCGTTGAGATGACCAAGCTGAACACGCTGATCTGGTGGGACGAGCGGGCGAGCGTGGTCCGCCTCAAGGGCTTTCGCTTTCAGCAGACCAACGCGGCCGATGTGACCGACGCCAACAACATCATCGGGGAGTCGATCGCCGTCGCTGACAACACCGCGCAGATCACCACGCAAGCGTGGATGTTCTACGACATGAATAGCCCGATCAGCAACCCTGATCTGCCCAGCACCTATCGAGTCACCGATGTGCGGGCGAACCTCGACCGCGAGACGGCGGCTGAATTCGGCGCCAGCTACATCTCGCAGACGCGAACGCGCTGGCTCAACCGATCGGACACCGGCACGGTGGCGAGCATTGGCGAGACGATGGTGCGCCAGTATCAGGATGTGCGGAAGGTTCTCACCTGGGCGATGGACCCGAAGGATGACAAGTGGTGGACCGGGGACACGATCTCGATCGCCACGAAGTACATCATGGACGAGAACGGGCTGGCAACGCCCAGGAATTATCTCATCACCCAGGTGGATGAGATGATGACCGAAGCGGGCATCCGCTACAAGTACACGGCGCTGGAGCAATTCGCCTTCCTCCGCACCGGGGTGATCACTCCGAACCTCGACGGCGCCGCACCGTTCCCCGATTACAGCGCAGCCACGCCATTGCAGACTTTACGATATGCGTTTATCGCATACGATGATCGCGGCGACGGAAAGCCCGGCTTCCTCGACAACACAGACGCCTATCAAATCGAGTAACCCATGCCAATTCCCACTTGGTCAGTCATCGCAGATAACGAGATTGATCCTGAAAGCCCGATCACGACCAGCCTCATGTTCCGCTTGCGGGACAATGTGCTGGCGGTTCTCGGCATCGACCCCGCCGATCCGGCGCCCGTGTTCACGATCCCGCCCAGCACACAGCAAGCGGAATTGAACGATACTTTTTGGGCGACGGGGGCCGGTGTCGCAATCACAACAGCCGAGATGATCGTCAGCGTTGTAGCCGACGATGTGGAATGGGTCGAGCTGGCGCACTCTGGAATGTTCTTCACCAACGATGTTCCGCTCGGCGGCGTTGCTCCGCATGTCGGATCAAAGACAGCATTCAGCGACACCGGCGGCGTAAACCATGCGTACCTCATCGTAGCCGTGGAATTGAGTTTGATTGATGTGATCTACTCTGGAGGGGTGCCGACCGGCGTTCGGATCTGTTCTCGTCAGGTTGAAGGCACGGTGGTCAATGAAGACGATGTGATCGTAACACTGGCCAACACTTGGCAGACGATCCTTCCCGACATCATCTCGACAAGCGATCTGCAGGCCAAGGCGCGTGCGACCTCAACGGAGGTCTACCTCCAGCTCCGAGTAAATGGAAGCATGGCAAGCGGAAGCGGATTCATCAGTATCCCCTTCAATCGCCGCAGCTTCCGCAGCAAGGCCGCGGTGTAGTCATGGCTACCGGCGATCGTTCGAAACATTCATCCCAGGAAACGAGCATCATCGTGGCCCTCATGGACCAAGTGGAGGGGCTACGCTCCGACATCGCCAAGCAGACTGAAACGATCAGCAACAAGATCGACGCGCAGAGCAAGGAATCCCGATCCGAATTCAAGGAGCTACGGGATGACATCAGCGAGATCAAGTCGCGGCTCGCCAGCGGCAGCGAACAGATCCGCACGCTTCGGAAGGATGTTGACGCGCAGGGCGAGCGGTGCGCGGTTCACGGCACGACCGCGCTGGAGAAGCGCGCATCGCCGCAGCCGACCACGGGCCGCAAGGCGAAGGCGACCGCCCCGGCGTGGTGGGTTGTGCTGATCGCTGGCGGCGCTCTCGCCTGGGGCGGGGAACGCTTCGCCAAGTTCGTCATCAACGGCATGGCCGATCCGCCGCCAGCGGTCGCGCCAGCGCCCAAGCTTTGAGGGTCGCCGCCATGCTCCGTACAGTTTTCCTCCTTGGGCTGTCCGTCATGGCGGCGGTTCTCTTTACCTCCTGCACGCGCCTGTCCGACGAGCAGGCCCAGGCGCTCTCCGAAGCCCGAGCTGGCGCCGAGGTCGTTCTGGACGATCGCTTATGGGGCAGCCTCGACCCCGTGGGGCGCGAGCGCATCGCCCATGGGATCGCCGGGTTCATCAAGGGCGCCACGCAGAACGCCGAGCTACCGCCGCCAGTCTTCGCCACGCCGACGATCGCCGCCGATCCCGCCCCGTATGAGGATGCCGGGGCAAAGTCGGCCAGGGAGCCAGCAACCGGCCTTGGCGCTGGGGTGTGGGGCATGATCGGAGCGGGCGGTCTGGCCGCGCTTGGCCTGCTGCGGTTCGTGCCGGGCGCTGGCGGCATGGTTGCCAACCTCGCCTACGCCTTCATCGCGCCCAAGGTGGACCGGATCACCGACGCCAAGGCGCACCAGCTCTACCAGCACGGCGCGGCGGTTGTGCAGTACGGGGTCCAGATGGCGCATGTGGCCGAGGCGGCGGCGCCCGAGCTGGCGGCTGATGTCCAAGCGAAGGCCGTGGCCTTGCAGAAGCGCCTCGGCATCCAGTCGACCGTGGCTGATCTCGTCACCGCGGCGAAGGCTCGCGCCGCCGCTGGCGCCTAGTCGATCCAGACCCACACGGTCGCGGTCTTGATTCCGAAGCGGACGGCGTTGCCGTGCTGTCGGAACCTGACATCGAGATGGATGCGCCCGGTGGCTCGCGTGCGGCGCCTGATGATCCCGCCCGTATCGTCCACGGTGAATTGCCGTTGCTCGTCGGTCGGGCGCTGATGATCGAGATAGCCCAGGCCGGGCGGAATCCAGAGGCGCGTCCCGTAGGGCAGCCGCTTGGGGTCGGCGGCGATGCCGTAGGGTTGACGATCGACGGAAGTACCATCAGCGGTCAGGCCAGCAGCACGCACGCCGCAGCAGATCGAGCATGGGCAATAGGCCGTCAGTGTCGCCTCGATCTCGCGCCACTCGCCAGCGGTTGCCAGGGTGATCGCCAGCAGGAGTAGCGCGGCCCTCACTTGGCGTCCGTCCAGACCTCGGTGGTGATCACTCGGACGATCTTGAATCTGCGAGGATGCGATCCGCAGTCCTCGCACATCTTCCGAAGCTGTCGGCATTGCGCCCGCGTGATGGCGCGGAATCTGGTCAGCGTCCCCTCATAGAGCAATCCCCATTCCGTCTTGGTTTCAGAGCGAGTCATGGCTTCACCTTGTTGCCGTTCGGGGTGATCGCTTCCGGCTCGTATTGGACGAAGCGCGAAGGCGAGAAGTCGCAGGTGCGATTGCCCGGCGAGATGCCCAGCAATCCCATGCAGCGGCGCAGGTGATGGCAGTCCTTGCAGACCTTCCCCGGCGGCAGCGCCATCGGGTCATTGGTCAATGTGTGAATGGCGTTCACTTGGCACGCTCCAGCCCGAGCTTCGCCAGGGCGGAATCGCAATCATCGAGAAAGGATCGCAGCTGGTCAGGCGTCAGGCGCCCGGCCTTCCTGCCGGTCAGATCAGCGAGCGCGATCAGCAGCAAGCGCGACAGGCGGAAGGCATCATCGCGCAGCGGACTCCTGGCGACATGGGGCGACGGCACATTGCCAGCCTCGCCCGTCAGCTTGCGCTCGGCCTCATAAGCGATCACCGCGTCGATCATGTCCTGCTCGTCGGGCGGATCGGGCGAGCGGTAGTTCTCATCCGAGAGCTGGCGGACGATAGCATACAAGCGATCGGCGGCGGCGCTCATGCGCGCACCGCCTGCCGGACATCGGCGTTGGTCTGCCTGATGTGCTTGGCGCGGCGTGCGCGGTTCGCTTCCCGGTACGGAGCGGCGGCGGCGTCCTCTGCCGCCTTGAGTTCGGCGGCGTGCTTCTCCTGCCACGCCTTGCGCTCGCGCCTGATTCGGCGCAGCTCTGCCAGCGCCTTCTCGTCGCGGGTGTCGGGCGGCGGCTCGGCGGCGCCGACCATCGCGGCAAGTGCGATGGCGATCATCTTGTTGGCAAGTCTCATGGGCTGACCTCTTTCTGGATGCGCGCCACCAACTCGTTGAGTGGCGCAGGGTAGCAAGCGGGTGGGCCGTGCAGCAGGGTTGCCGCGTCGGTAATAAGTTCGCGCATGCGGCGGTTGCTCATCTTTTCGATCGCCAGGTTCTCGGAAAGGTTGATAACCTTGGAGGTCAGTTCATCAACGCGCTTCATATTCTCCAGGCACTTGACCAACACCGGCTCAAGGCGGGCCGTGAAGTCGGCCGTCCCGTCCTTGGCGTCCTGGCCCGTTGCCCGGCGCATCATTACTTGGGCAAGGAATAATTCGATCATGTCGCGGTCGGACAGGCGCGAGAGGTCAAGGCGATCGTCGCTCATGGATACCACCCGTCTTCCCCGGGGATTGCATGCGCTACCGAGAAACAGACCTCGCCGGCGAAGATGAACGGGAACGCCACGGCGCGGGCGATGTATTTCATATTGCCACCCGACACCACAACGCCGCCTCTGACGCTTCGACGGCGGTCAGGCCGGGAAGTCGCGGCTGGAACACAGCGCACGGGTATTGAATAATTGCCACGGTGCGGTCCTCATAGATTGCCACGACAAGCGACAGCCCGCCGTGCGAATGATGCTCGGCCAGCGCCGCGTGCTGGTGTGGCTCAAGGTCGGAATAAACCAGGCGATCCGATCGCTCCTTTGCCTCTGCCATGACCGAGGTTCCGCGCCGCCACTCGTATCCAATGAGCGGCCAGATTCCGCGCCAGTCGGCCGTAACCTTCGCCATTGGGACGGCGCCGACGATCCGCTTCCCTGCGCGCTTCACGCGCCAGCCGGTTTCGATGCGGCAGACCTGGCGAACCCCGAACGATTCCAGCGCCCATCGCGCCAGGCTTTCGCCGTGCGTCCCCTTGCGCTGGCTGCTCCGGCCTCGGATCTTCGCCAGGGCGCGGGCCATCGGGTCGGCGTTCATGACGGTTCCGCCTTGCCGAGTTCGGAGCGCACCGCAGCAAGAGCCGCGGCGTTCCGCTGCGGATCGCCATTCACAACCAACAGCGCGAAGTCTATGTCAACGAACAGCGGCTCGACCTCTGGCGGGAACGGGCCATAGGTGGCGCCGTATGACTGAACGCGGCGCAGGAGTCGGGCCAGGCTGTTCCGTTGCTCCGTCGCCATTTCCATTTCGGCAACGGCCGCGGCGCGGTCCTTCCTGAATGAGCCGGCAACGGCCGGCCAGTGTTGCAGGCGTTCGACCTCGGCCCGTAGTTCGTCCAGGTCGCGCTGGCGACCGGCGACCGCTGCCGCCACCCGCTGCCGGTGAATGTCCAGCGCGATCCACTCGCCGGCCTTGCCTTCCATTTCGTCGGCGCGTTTCGCCGCTTTCGCAAGCGCAGCGCGCAGGCTCTCGGCGGCTTCGCGGGCTTGGTCACGCTCGCCAACCAGGCGCACAACCGCGTCCCGTTCATTCCGTCCGAGGACCGTTGACCTGTCAATCTCGGCCTTCGTTGCGGTTAGTTCTATGCGGCCCTCATGGTACAGGCGCTCGGCGGTGTCTCGCTCCTGCCGCGTGTGCGCGTGCGCCTCGCTTTCCTGTTTGGCGTGCTGCAGCGCATCGTCCCGCTCCCTGCAGATGCGGGCATATTGCTCGCCGTGGAAGTTCGCGCTGCGTATTGATGCTTCGAGTTCGCTGGCATCATCGGCGCGACCGGCCCGCGCCCGATCCGCGCAGGCCAGTAGATGATCGCGGTCGGCCTTGATCATCGCCAGTTCGCGCTCCATGTCTTCGATGCGGTCGGCGGCTTCGAGCATGATCATGCTCGGCAGCGGGCCGGAAGTTCCGCGTGATCCGTACCGGCCGCGCAGGCGTTCCGCCAGCGGGTGATCAATGCCAGGCGTCGCCGGCGTCAGACTGTCGGGCATGGTTCTGCTCCTTGTGGTTTCGGCGCGGCCCGCCTCCAGGCCCGGCGCATGTTTCGTTTGTTCATGTCTCGCCAGCCGCGCATCAGCGGGGCGCGCACCCATCCGTCCTCGCAGTATTCACGGCCGCATCGCATGCATGTCATGGCCGGCGCGTACCATTCATAGAAAAGGCACGCGATGGGCGAGCGCCTTTTGCAATCGGGGCAGTCCTGCCAGATGATCTTTCGGCCCTCGACCGGCGGCGCGAATAGGTGAATGGTCATGGCTTCGCCGCCTTCCATTTAATCAGGCAACGATGGTGGCTGTTGCAGAACGCAACCAGCACCCGCTCGTCAGTTCTGATCATAACCGTGCTGCCGCCGCAGACCCGGCAGCACGCGACCGGGAACAGCGACCCGTGGACGATGGAGAACGGCGGCGAGACATGCGCCTGGCTTCCGCCGGTCTTGAACTCTACGGGCATGGCGGCGCCTTCATCCATTCGTTACCGGCTCGCCGTGTCTCGAAGGTGTTGCCGAGTTCCGGCCGACGCCGGATCAGTTC